CTACAATTGTACCACCTCCACCGTCTCTTAAGACAATCGCAGCAGTTAATCCATTTAAATCTGCTTCCTGTAAACCGTAAAATGCTCCAGAGAATGAGCCGCCACTAATATCCGATACATAAACAGCAGGTCCAGACTTTTTAGACGTCCATCCTAAATGGGTAATATCACTAACTTGTAGTTGAGCAAATTGACTTGCGCCTATTTGTGGTAAATTAGGAACACCCGCAACCGCGATAGCAAAGAGATTCATATTTCGAGCATAACCATTTTCAGTTATGAGTGTCTGTCCCTCACCACCTGATTGATCCCAAGTAAATGATCCACCACTTAAATCTGTACCAGGGCTAACGCCCCGAGTAAAGTTATCTGTATATAACGCACCGGGAACATAAGGAGCAATATGCCGTGTATTCCACTGTAGTCCAAGAGACTTGCCTACTGGAAGGCTTTTTACATTCCATACGAACTGTAAAGTTTTCCCAACCGAAGTCTTTATATTCCAGCGAATGTCTAGGGTTTTTGCTACCTGAGTGATTGGTAGGTCTTGCCAAGTATTTGTAGGGTAACTTCCCCAAGTACCTGTGACATTATTCCAAGAAGTAGGATTAGGACTAAGAACAGCCGGAACCGAATCCCAGTAGCCTGCGGGGTAAGTTCCCCACGGACTAGTTAATGCTCCCCAGGCATTAGGGTTAGCCATTAAAGCTCCGCACTAAAACCAACATAACCATTAACGCTTGCTGTAAAGAGAGAATATCCACGTCCGACTACTAAACTACCAGCGGTATCTATCACCATATCTGCTGCTTCTTTAGTACTTGAGGTAGTTACTCTTAGATTAGTAACTGCTGTATTTGCTGTACGCTCGCTAGTATTAAATGTTCCAGAAAAAAAGATAGTTGGAACAGCCCGCATCGTAACGGGAAACCTATACGGCACATAAGCAGCAACAGTAGTCGCCGCAATGCCAAGTGGACTTATACAAGCGCCAATAGCCCCACCATCACTATGAATATAACAATATCTCTGACACCAGGCTAATTGAACCTGCTGCGGAAGCCGCTCAAATGGCGTAGCGGATGAGCCGGCCTCTAGTTGAACATCTGTCAAGTAAATCGTAGTGTTTTGAATACCAATATTCGACGAACGCGAAGAAAAATTAGACCCAGCAGATAACCAGAAATAGACACATAAATAATCGGTATCACTAGTTCCGACTGATTTCCCAACAATACTAGGAATCGTGAAAGTGACTGAATAACGAGTAAAAGTATTATTAAGCGTTATTGCGGATACAGACGTTTGTAATGTAGCCGAAGGTGAACCGCCTGTACCAAAGAACTGTTCTACTTCAATTCCGATTTTAGGACTACCAGAAATAGCATAACCAATAAACGAAAGCGTTACTTGCTGACCTGCTAGTGTACGAACGCTCTCTATACGTTGGCTAACATAAGCATAATCAATAACCGAGTTAGCTTGCCCCGATACTACCGACTGAATACTTGCTTTTGCTCCATTCATACCACCGCCAGATTGCAAACTTTCATTAACCGGACTTATGGTATGAGTTCCATCAACATTATTTTTAAACCAACCATCAACAGTATAAACACCAGATGCTGTAAAGCCGCTAATACCTCGTTGACGAATACTCATATCACCGTTACGAATCACATTGCGATATGCAGTCTGGACACTCTGCATTGAGTTGATACTGTTCTGTAGAGCAACAGCACCATCATCAATCTTCTGCATGTTGTCGCCAATGTCTTGCTCGACAACAACTAAATCTGTGCTAGTAGGCTTCCGCAGGTTCCACTTAGTCGTGTTGGTAGCCATTACAACTCCGCACCTATTTCAAAAAAGACGGGAGTACCAGAAAGTTGACGGAGGTAAGCAACTCTACCAGCAGTACCAGTACCTGTAGGGAAAGTCACTTGCCATTCAGCATGATCAGCATTTGATACCCCAGCAGTCATACCACCAGTAACAGCCCAGTTTGCTGTAATTACATCCGTAACATATGCAGTACCGGAGGATGCATTAAATATAGGTGTTGAAGGCGCCCGTAACCTAACAGGCAAGGGAATCATAAACAGTGCGACTGTCGCAGCAGCAAGGTTTCCTACAGCCAGTGTTTCATTAACAAGAGCTGTAGTCTTACGATAATAGTATCGTTGATTCCAGGCTAACTGAACTTGCTGTGGTAATCTTTCAAACGGAGTTGCTACAGGGCCGGCCTCAAGTTGAATATCTGCAAAACCAAAGTTACCATTTTGGATAGGAACATTCCCATTGCTTGCTGTATAATTCGAGCCACCTGACAACCAGAATTGAAGAAGTAAGAAATCTGTACCGTCTGTACCAACAGTCTTACCAACAATACTTGGAACAGTAAACGTTACTGTATATTTAGTCGGAGTCTGATTAACAGTAACTCCACCAACTTGTACTTGTGCTGTTGCAGCACTAGCACCGCCACCCGCACCGAAACTTTGCTGAACAAAAATCCCAAGTTTGGCTGTTGACAAAACCCCACAATAACCGATAAAAGAAAGTGTTACTGTTTTTCCAGCAAGAGTGCGCACACCTTCAATTCTCTGTTGAAGATGTAAGTAGTGAGTTGCTAAAGTTGCACCAGTTAAGTTTATCTGCATAGCGTAGGCTGCATCACTACTACCAGGATATACTCCGGCTCCCGCAGAGATTTGATAAACTCCGCAAGTACCATCATTATGAGTAGTTTTCCAACCATCCAGTCCAGTAGTAAATGCTAGACCGGTCACTGTTATTGCAGTACCGCGTTGTGCAATCTGAAAATCACCATTACGGAGTTTGTTACGGTAGGCAGTCTGAACAAGTGGAGCAGCAACTTGCAACGCGCCTACTGCATCATCAACCTTCTGCATGTTATCTGATATATCAGTTGTAACATTGACAATATCAGTAACACCAGGCTTACGAAGGTTGAGATTAAGCGTGTTAGTTGCCATTAGAGAGTATCACCCTCAACGCGGATAGTCGCACCATCGTTAGATACAGCAGCCGTATTAGCAGCCGTTCGACGAATCCAAATACCCTTACACTGACCAGGGGGAATATCACCTAAGGCTAGTCCTGTAGCCTTTGTAGTTGGCGCTGAGAACGTCTGAGTTGCTGGCGCAGTATTTTCATCAGCGATTGTTTTCATCTGAGGGGAAGCACTTGCAATAACGCTAGCAGCAGTAGTATCCACACTAAGAGCAGCAACAGCGCCACCTGCTACCTCCGCAGAAATCCATACTACAGGGGAGAGGTAGGTTAATGTAGCGTGGTTGTTATGCACAAAGATTCCACGATATTCTGCTTCTGACGCAGCGTTTTCATCACCTGTAATATCATCAAACAGGTTACCTAGGGTTGCATCCGTGATAGCAGTAGTAGAGATTTGGTCACCCAATGATCCAGCAGCCGTTCCAGCAGTAGTATTGCCAGCCGCAGCAACCACGCTGAACTTGAGTAGAATATCCGTCGCTGCAATAGGCATTAAAACTCATCCTTACTCGTAGATTATACCATCATGCTTATATTGATGCTTTGGAGAACGCCAAACATGCGATGCTAAGTCATGCGCTTCGGCCATAGCATCGTCATATTGTGCTTTCTGACGAGCATGTACCATAGCATTCTTAGCGTTAACTCGGGCTTCTACAGAACCATTACGTCCATCGGCATCTGCTAAACGGTTAAGAATTGCATCACTATTAATCATCTGTTCTTCATCATCAACATACATAACGACATAATCAGGACGATCATGATTACCAAGTTGACTATATGTAATCGCAAATGCAGAGTCACCAGGCTTACGTTTATCCCTGGGAATCCACTTAACGTCAAGGTGCCAATCGTATTGGCGAATTACATCAATAGTCCTGTCAATTGCAGGACTAATTAAAGAACCATCTTCATGTGGTACAGGAGCATTAACAATAAAAGATTCCATACTCATTAAAAACTCCGAGATTAAGGGTAGTTCGCAGGATCAATGACTTCAACAGGTTTCTTACCGAGTTGTCGTTGTCTATCAGCAAGACTACCTGTAGTAGCACCTTTACTAGCCAATAACAACATAGCACGATCAGCAAGACTGCCTACAGTCCTGCCAGCCGCAATATGCTGGGCTAGAATATTATCGTGCTTGCTAGGCATAACTACTCCTAAACCTGAGAGGGGCCAGTAGGCGCCTCGGCAACACCTACTGACCCCTGCTCATGGGATTTTTACGCCTCGGTCACATCGTCAAGCAGACCTTGAGCGTTGCGCTGGTTAAGGCCCATCTCCCAGTACTGCTTGAGAACAGCCTCGTAAGCGTCGTAATCGTGTACCCACTTCCAAACTGATCCATCCTTCTGTAACCAAGACCAGTCCTTGTCGCGGTAAATCTTGAACTTACTCTCGTCAAGGAACCACATCTTGCCAGGAGGTGCATCAGGGTCCTCTACAACAGGAATCTCACGTCCGTTGTTAAACGCAAGACCTGTAAGACCGCCATCGAACTCCTTGGTGTTAACATATCGACGCTGCTGTGAAAGCAGGTTGAAGTACGCACGTCGAACACCAAGAGAGGTAAGAATAAGACTCGTCTTACCACCGTTAACGCGAACGTCGTCAGTAAGCTTAATCATAAGACCCTCAGAAAGAGCCCTACCAGTACCGCCGTTAGCGTTAACAACACTCTTCCAAAGCGGCTGAGTGGTGGGGTCAACCGTGAATAAAATACCGGTAGCCTTCACAATAGAGGCTAATCCGTTAGGCTCACGGTTCCAGTTACCGGTACGAGTCAGAATATGACCAACTGTATCGGCAACAGCAGCACCATCAAATGTAACGTTAAGGCCAGAAATAGCCGTAATCTGACGGTTGTAAGCAATGGCTGACGCGCCCCCAACACCGGGACCAACACCCGCGTTAACAATATCGATCTGCTGACCAACCTCAAGGTACTGGGTTGAAACAACAGCAACAACGTTATCAGCCGTACCCGCAGTAGACACAGTAGCAAGAGTACCTAGACCGTCACCGTAGAATACACGGTTAGTGTCCTTAGCAATATCACTCTTGAGATAAGTCATCTCAAGGTCCATAGCGTCGGCAAACGCCTGGTAGTTTTCCGAGGCTAATTCCATCGACGGACCCGACATACGGACACGACCGTATCCGTACTTAAGGCCAATACGAACTGAAATGAAGCCCTGCTGCCCTGCGTTTTGCAGTTGCTCAAGTTCGTTACGGTAACCAATACCAGCGTTACGACGAACACGTAACGGGAAAGTAACGTACTTACCACCGACCTGCGACTCAACGCCACTAGAGGTGCGAAGGATACGCTTATATCCTACGGCTTCCTCTTGTAACTGGTTCTGAATCTTACCCTGATATACTTCCTTTGTAATGGCATCAAGTGTTGCCATTGTGTTAGGCACAATATCTCCTTGTTAGCCTTGACTGCTACGCATTATCAGCGTTAGCAGCAGCCCTTAACATCTCTTTGACTAACTCTTGGGTATCGGCGCTACCCAATTTAGAAGGATCGGTCCTAATGGTAGGCAATCCACCATTGGAAGATAGCACCGTAGGTGCCCCATTAGCAGTTTGCTGGGTCCGAGTTACGTCTCCACCGTAACTCTTTACCATAGACTGAAACGCCTTTACGGCATCTTCACCATCGACACCGTTCGCTATTTGCGTAAGCACGAACGTCTCATCGTAGTGGCCGTAAGTATCCTTAAGTGCCCCAAGGTAGTCATCAAGAGCCTCTTGATTTTCCTTGGACTCATTAGCCTCAACGTCTGCTAAGAACGTTTCTGCTAACTTCTCCATCATTTGCTCATGCTGAGCAAATCGGGCTTCGTAAGGATCGTCGTCCTCGTCGTCTACCTGACCGCCTGTGTCCCTAACTCCCTGGCTACCAGCAGCCTGCTGTAGAAACTCCGCCATAATGTCAGGGTACGCTTCCTGCATTGCTGCAAGAATCTTAGCCGGCTCGTTCTCAATTGCGGCTGCGATACCTAACGCCTGATTAACAAACTCAGGGTCTACATCATTTTCGATGTAGGGCTTCCACGGCTCGTACTGTTGCTGTAAGTTCTGGAACCTAGACTGTACACCTGAATCCCACCTTTCAAGGTGGGGCTTCACAATGGTGCGTAAAGCCTCATCCGGCAGAATATCTAAAATCTCCTGCCAGGCAGGGTGACCTTGACTATCAGTGTCACCAGCATTATCTGTACCATTGTCATTCTGGCCCTGGATAATGTCGCCGTTTTCAAATCCTGCGTTCTCTCCCACTTACTTCTCCTTAACCGAGTATCGGGCTGTACCATTTATGGCCCTGGCCTTCTACTCACAGGGTAGCAGAGTGGGCTTCCTACAGGAAGGATATACTTAGAACTCTTGACCGTAATTAATCTTACGGTTAATATTCTTAGCGGCAGCCTTCCTAACCTTCCTACCTCTAACTGCCGTTCCGGCGATACGTGCCGCAGCAGCCTTCTGCATCTTCTGAGGTGTAACACGTAAGTTTGGCTGGCTATTAGCCGCAGCCTTGGCCTTCATTGCATTGTTAGTACTTGAAAGACGCTGCGCAACATTAGCCTGATTAGTAGGTGTATTAGTCTTCGCAGCAACGTTGGCCTGAGCCCGTAACTTCGCTGTCTTTAACTTCAGAGCAGCAGCATCTAATCCAGCCGGAACAGACATTAGATACCTGCCGCATCGTCAATAAGCCGAACAGCATACTCAAGGTCATTCTTAGTCATCAGATTCAATGTTGCAGTAGGATAACTAGCCGCTGCCGCAGCAGTAAGACGCGCCTTAAGTGCAGCAACGTCCTTATAGTTCGTAAGAGTAACTGTCTGCGTTGCGGAACCCTGAGTGCGACGCTTATCTGTCCAACTGTGCTTACCTTCAATATCCGCATTAGCCATTAGGAGGACCTCCCTGTGGGGGCTGTTGTGCGTTAGGATCACCTTGTGGCGGTCCTGCTTGTTGTGCGTTAGGGTCGCCACCCGGTTGCCCCGGTTGACCCGGTTGTCCTTGCTGTTGCTGAGCATTAGGGTCGCCACCAATAACAGGACCCTGACTACCATCAGGCATCTGTTGAATCATGCCACCCTGTAGTGCTAAGCGGTGAGTCATAACGTGTAACTCAAAGAGTTGCTTAATCTCATCACTAAGCATCTCAAAACCTTGAGTCTTACGGTATGCATCATGCAGAGCAATGTGCATCTGATGATTGTCCCAGGAATTAGCCTCGATAGCATACTCAGAGTGCTGAGCATCAAACGGCATACCGTTCATCTGAGACATAGCGTTCTGCATCTGGAACTCTGGCATATCTCCAAGAGCCTTAAGCTTAAAGTTTTCTCGCTGTGCCTGACGCTTATCAACCAGGAAGTCCTCGTAAGCCTTTTCGATACCACCGAGGTCCAGTAACTCTAAGAACATCGGTGCTTCGATAGCACCCAACTTAAAGATATCCATTAAGAAGGCTTGCTTGGCGGCCTTACTCTTCGGTAACGCAGAGCCCGACTCAACGCGGATATCCGTATTACCTCTAAGGTCCGATCCCTTCCATTGCTGCGCTTCAAACGCCCCGTCTGTACCCGTAACGCGAACCATGCGCGCAACGTCCCAATACTGGGTAACGTACTTGAGGTAGAGTCGTCCGACTTTTTCAACGGCTTCCTCCAGACTAGCAATACTGAATGCTAATTTGGATTCGTCTTGTTCCTGTAAGAAGCTAAGCGCCGTTGCAGCAGTAACCTGCGAAGGGTTCTGACCACGAGAAATCTCATGCTGTCCACTAATATCATCAAAATCTTGCTGTAAACGATCAAGTTCCTGAATAACGTAAGGAGGAAGACTATCCATTGGCAAAGTATCAGGTCTATCAAAACCAGGAGTATAAAGAATAACTTGCCCTGGTTCGGAAGTAATCTGCTTAGGATTAATAGAACCTCGCGGAGCCATTAACTTCGGCTTAGCCATGAGGTTCTTAGCTTCAATAATCTGTGAGCGTGTACGGTTGTATTCCTTCTGGATAGGAACCAAGTCCGTAACAACAGAGTCCCCGTAAAACTTACCTGTAGGAACATGGATAAACTTACTAAACGGGAACTGACCGTGTTGATACGGGAATCCGCCAGAGACTACGCCCTGTTCATCTGTCACTACCCTAGCGGTATTCTGTACGATTCTACCACCGCACACAGTAAGAAGCCCACCCTGCGGGAAAGCAGGGTGTCCATTCGGCTTAATCCAAAACTCCAAGCAGAGAACCTGATTCTTATTCTCCTGCTGAGCGCCGACTAGATTTAAGAAGGAATCCTCTAGCAAATCATCTGTCGCCGTTACATTAGCAGATACGTCATATCCATAGGCACCCTTAAGCCATTCAGGGTCTTTAGTTGTAGCATGGATGACGTATGGCTGTAACTCAATATCTTCTTCTAAAAGATTCGGTACAAACAAATGGAACGGGTCTACGTGCTCAACGCAGATATCCCCGAGAGTGTCTTCATCAGGAACCTGCTTAGAAGGGTCCCAGTAAGTCTTAAAGTAAGCCGTACCACAAATGGAGCCCCACCATGTAACCTTACGTACAATACTAGCAATAGCCTTATCCCTGTAGGCGGCAGTAACAATATTCTCGCCTACACGCGCGGCCACCACATCTTCATCCTCGGTAGTAGCCGGGATGACACTAAAGGATGGGCGCTGCGCTGTAAGTTTAGCCAACTCAGTACGAATAATGGGACGAATCTTATTCACAACAACGCGGACACGCCAAGCCGGAGCCTTCGGTTCATATAATTGAAATCCGGTGCTCGAAGCAGCACTCGTAATTAGCCTTACATTTTGTTTACCAAAATAAAAGGCTAAGTTCGTGTACCACTGGCGCTCTGCGGCTTGACGTGACCGCTTACAGCGTGCATACTGGTCGTTCGCCCATGCCAGTAGCGCTGCATCCTCTCGGTCATCTTGAAAAGTCTTAAGAGGATTCTTACTCTTAAGACGCTCCATTAAAGACTTAGGATCGTAACTCTCGCTGGACGAGTCCGGCGCTGTCGAAATCATCGACATAATCGACAGTATCTCCTAATCCAGACTCGTGTATTAGTTGCTGATGCAACTTATACTCATCTTCATCCGTACCTGTAGGTATGTATTCAGATTTAGATGTTATTGAGGAATCTGTTAAAGTCTGGGTCAGACCGGCTAGGGTCTGTAGGTCCTTCGTCCGTACTTGGTTGATTAGGCTCTGTACTCTGTCCTGCTCCATCTTGAGGGATACTTTCAGGTAATCTATCGTCTCTTGATTCGGTCTGTTCAATAACTGTCGTATCAAAAGGAAGTTCAGTATCAGTAGAACTAATAATACTCCGAGTAGCAAGCCAACTACGAGATAATCCGTCAATGGTACGCTCCAACTTCTGTACGTGAGAGTGTAATACGGCATTATGCGCTAAAAGAGTATCACGCTCTTGCTCAACAGCGTCAAACTCAGATTTAGTAAACGCACCAAAAACAGCCGCTAACTCTAACGCGCAATTTTCACAGAAGTAGATATTTCCAAAAAACTCTACGTAGTTCTGAGGGTCTGCAAAAGTCTCACGTGAGTTAGACGCCGACTTCCCGCACGTAGTACAGGAAGCCGGCGTCATCATATTACCTGCTGCAATAGGTAATACACGGCCCGAGGCATCTAACTTCACAGCAAACCGTCTCTCTTGTTTAGAGGGATTGATTACAACCTACTGTTAGATGTAATCTTATTAGTCGTCTGAGTATTCGTCGTCAGATGTAGTAGCAGGCGGGGTCTTGGACTCTTCCTGCTGAACATCTAAACTCAGACGCTCTACCTGTGCGCGAGACTCAGACTGGCGTACACCAGCCTCTCTACGGGCCTCAATGCGCGCAACGCGCGCATCATAAAGGTCCTTCTCACGCGCAGCGTTGGCCTCAGCAGCTAACTCCGCATGCTCGTCAGAACCTTCCTGAATAGCAGAACTGTCTGCAACAGGAACCTCTAACGTAACAAGCGGCTCTAACGTAAGACCAAACGGAGTGTGAGGTAATTCTCCCTGAGTAACGAGGGGAGTACCTGTACCTGCGGGTAAATTGTCGAAGTCAGGTTCACGGTCTTCCATAACGGCACGAACACGCTCAGCCTGCTGACGCTCCACAACATCAAGGTAAACGCCAGGGTCACGCTGGAGAGCCTCGTGAGGGTTATAGAAATCGACTTCCTCACTCTTAACAGTATCCACCACGGCTAATTCTCCTTATTGTTTCGGCGCCGTCAGTAGTAGAATAGCATATGAGTCTGCCTACAGGAAGGATTGTATTAGGCAGTATTTACCACTCGCCGCCCATCTCTTCATCTAATACAAAATCTGAGCCGCCTGGAATTACGTTGAAATCGCCCTGCCTGTTATTTTCGCGCTGCTCTAACATCTGCCAGTCTACTATGTGATCGTTAGGATAGACTACCGGCGCATCAAGCGGGTTATCTGTCTGGCGCTTAATCTCTCGTCTAGCGTCGTAGTCACCTGTAAGGTCTGGCCGGGACATAACAAAATAACGAAGGCTATCACAAGCGTGATCGTCCTTCTTATGCGGGGCTTCAATAGGGTTGTTTTCAGACTGGCTCTTACGATTACTATATGTCTTCCATCGATATCGGGTTAATTCTTTAATAAGATGAGAACAGTTTTTAGTGACGTGCCAGTTTGCTCGTCCATCAGTTCTAGTTCGCATGTAATTGGCAACTCGTTGGATACCGGCGCTAACATCGTTGTTACCCAACGTAACAGGTACACCGTACTTAATGTACTCTTGTTGGATACTGGTTCCCGTAATTGGATCTGTGTTTCTAATGCTGGGATCACCAATGTAATAGTCCGGTGCCCGTTTGAGTTGCTTGTTGATTTCATGTACTCGCTTAGCGTGCTGTTCAACTGTTTCGCCTGACTTATAGTGCTCTTCAAAAGTAAGGAGTGCACCGTCCGGTGAGACCGAATGCCAGAGCCACGCCGTCGGATTGTTAAACCCGGCGTCAAGAGACGCAATCCAAAGCCAATCTTTGGGAGGGGAAAAGGATGCATCAATAACATGCGTACCGCCGGGGCGCGGGTCAAACTTCTTGTAAATAAGTCCGCCGAGTTGGATGAACTTGCCATGAACGCGCGCCTCCCTATCATCCTCGTCCAGCGATGAAATAAACTCCTGAACCTCACCTTCACTAAGGTGAGGATTTTCAGTCATATCTACAATAATTACATCAATAAGAGGACTGCCAAGTAAACCTGGCTCATACATAATGTCATAGACCCACGTCATACCTAACAGTGGAGTCATCGTAAGCCAAAGTGACCCACCTGTATCAATAAGGCGAGCCACGTTCTCAACATAAATAGCCTCTGGAGGCTCTTCATCAAAATGAACAAAGTGTCTACTTGTACCAGCGAACTTATCAAGGTCCTGGTCGTAAGACATAAACTCGACGAAGGAACCATTTTCTAATGTAAGAGTACGTAGTTGATTATTGTAAGCCGTAAACCATGATCCTCCCTTAAGTTCTGAAGGCGGTAACCATCGTGCTAGTTCAGGCTTGACAATCTTCTCAACACCCCACCCAAAGTCTGTAGAGACAATACGTCCTCTGACGGGAGGTGGAGGTGTTTGTAAATAGGGATGCTTACCTGTAAGCCACCAGACGTCTTCAACGACACCACCAGTAGTTTTTCCTGATCGGTTACCACCAATATAAAGACGTCGTTTCTTTGGGGATTTATGGAAAGCCTTTTGCTTAGCGTGCGGCACGTAACCCAAAACATTTGGCCTACGCGCGCCCGCAGACAACTTTTCGCTAATGAGCCTTAGTGCTTCTTCTGGCGTACTGATTGTCTCTACTTTGCGGGCCACAACTAAACGTCTCCCACCTTAACAATACTAACACCAGAGTAACCTGGACCTGCGGATGAATTGATAGCAACACCCGAGTCTTGATAACAAAAGAATGTAAAGTAGTCTGTACCATTCATATAAATACCATTACCACAACACTGAACACAAGTTTGAATATAAGGAGCAGGACCTAAATACTGTGCTCCTACCCAATTAGCAGGAGCAATACCAGTAAGATTCTTTTGAATGGCTACAGCACGTAACTGTCCACCTGTTGCAGCCCAAGTAAAATGAAACTCAACATTATAGATACCTGGAACCTTAGGAGTAACAGCACCATTAATATTGTTGATATTCCAGTTTTTAGTATCGTCTGTCTCTAATACAGTATCATGATAAACTAATTGCCATGCCCCTGTAGGTGTACTAAATACAATACTTTTCATCGATCTATGTCTAATGGTCTTTCCATGCTTATGACTACCCGGTGCAGCCTGAAAAGGACCATTACCTAACGTATGATGTTGTGACTGAGGGCCGAAGTCAACATCAGAACGTTCATGTGCTTGATTAGAAAGGTCTACTGCGCCTCTAGCGTCCATCCTACAGGGGCCTTAGCCTGGTGCAAATGTCTGAGACGGTACGTGAGTAGTCTCACGCGAGCGATCGTCAATCTCTAACTCAGTAGAGGGAATCTCCCAATGGTAACTCTTGATAGTACCACTGGTAGTATTATAGAGTTCGTTAGTATTTAACTCGACTTCCATACGCAGGTGTCGGAACCTAGTCCGTAACGAATGCCATACACCTTCGTATACCTTATCGTGCTGAGAAGGTTGAGCATTAATAGTAATATTGCTTACAATACTTTGCGAAAGATTCTCATAGAACAGGGACATAAACTTATAGCCTACAGTGAAGACGTTGTTGTTATCGTCCCACCAGAAGTTTTGTAAATGAAGGTATGCCCTGAATAGGCGCTTCATGTTGACCTTCTCGCCAAAGTCGTATTCCTTAGTACAGAACTTAGCGAAAGGTGGACCGTTAACTCCAATTCTATCCCTGTCTGTTTGACCCTGCCGAGTCAGGATAGTAATAGGAGCATCTGTAGTAAGAGATCGCGCATGAATAGCGCCCTTCTCTTCATTCGCATAGACAGGTCCCTCAATAGTACAGTGGGTAGTCTCACCGGGTTCTACACGATCATTGGTATACATAGTCCAAGCCCCTGTTTGTAAGTCTAGTACAAACAACGGCTTGATAGTATTGAAACCAGGATTGAACCCTGAAACTAATTCCCAACCGGTGAGGTACAACTTGTCATCACTGGCTGCAAGAGTATGGTTACCTTGGTTACTACCCTTGAGATAGTTATTAACTGCTGCGTCACCTGTAACCGCGTCACGGTTAATATTCTCTCGCAGTCCTAACTTATCGGACAACCAGTAAATCTGTCCACCTACAAGTTCAAATACACCAGACCTATTGGACCCGAAGATACGATTCTTGTAAGCAATCGCGTTTTCAGCACCAGTGGTAGCACTAATCATCTGTAGCGTACCATCGTCTACCGGATCATTAACATAGTCTAACGTCCAAATAGACTGGCCCTTGAAGATGTACAGCCTGTTGTTGAGGCTGATGATCTTATTAATCCGGTCATCTGCTTCACCAACATCAAACAGTCCACCGTCAGGGTCAGCCCAGACATTAAAGTCTGTAGGCTTACTGTAGTAAACTCTGTTAAAGGTAGTTGTCTCAGTAACAAACAATCTATCCGAATGAATCGTACCAGTTAAAAGGTCACCACCAATAGGAGCCGGCCCGTTAATAAGACTCCAAGCATTCGCACCGCCTACAGTGCTGACGTCATTAAGTAAAACCTTGGCGATCTTACCCACACCTGCTGTAGCAGACTGTAAGCCGAAGTACAGGTATCCCTTGTAATAGACACCGAACCACGCGTTCTTATACCCCGCTGTTACGGGGCTTACTTTGGCGACCCAGTTACCGGTAGATGCCTCGACTGTACGTGTGTGTAATTGTATACCGTCATTAGCGGCCTTATACATAATCCACACCATGTACCCCGGCGTCATCACTCCACCTACATAGGAGAGGGTCGTAGGCCATTCGGATGCGATGGTGTGAAATAAGGGCGGACGCGACTGTAACTTACCATTAACATCAATATCGATATTAACGGCATAGGCCAACTCGTCATCGGCTAAATCTGTCCAACTGTCACGGAAGTTAATCCCGCCGTGAAATGGACCTAATTGTACAGTCCTTCGACGCTTCTCAATCTTCATTAAATAACTACCCCGGCAATCTGTTGCGCGCCTACAGGGCTAGATAAACTGGCTGTATTGGCAGTGCTAGATGCTAACTGCCGTGTCATCTCGCGGGCTTGGGCAAACTGTAAGAGTTCCTTTGCGATAGCCTCTTGTATCTCAGGATTTGGTACATGCTTCTGTACTGCTTCGATTACACGTAGAAGCAGCATGTTAACATCTACACCCGTATTACCGTCTCGGGACGGTACGTAACGTCCGGTGAGTTCGTTGAAATATTTAATCGCACTAACGTCACCAACCCTAACGCGCTCAACAAGCGCGAGATGCGCTTCATGCTGATTGTCTCCGAGGTAGTGCTCCGCTCTAGTTTGAATGTAATGCTTATATACTGGGTCACGTAACCATCCCTGATACTGTAGGGTACTGACGCCAAAGTCTTTCAGTTTGTTCTTTTGACTACGGTTGTCCCGCAAATCTAAAAGTGCATTAGCAACACCGAGTTGTAGTTCTGTTAAAGATTTAGAATTAGATTTATTATTGCTCCCTGGGGGTCCAGAAAGTTCGGCCAAACCTCTGAGACTAATACCGCGACTAAGAACAGCATCCCTGAAGTCAGCACTACTAAAATGCTTCCAAAGAACGTCTGCATTAAGCCCGAGACTGTTTGCATAGTCTTTCGTAGGGATAGTTCCATGTTCATACCAATACTGTTCGAGAAAATTAATAAAGTCGGATTGCTGGTATGTCAATGCCATTACCGAACCTGCTCCCTCACTGACCGCTTGTACTCTATAAAAGCAGAGTCGAAAGCCGCAATAGTTTCGGCTGAGTAACCTGAATCAAGTAAAGCATCTTTCAGGACTCCTGGCAAGGATTGCATTAGATTATTTTCATGTATCAGTCTATGTATTAAGCCTTGGTGTACACAGTACAGTTTGCAGATTCTAGTTGTCGGAATGTTACTTAGCGCACAGACGAACATGAACGGGTTAACGGGATTGGAGCCGCCTACAGGGTATCTGTCATTTACAGGGAATGTTAGGACACCGTAGTTAGAACGCCTCTGTGCGTACTGGAACGCTTTGTAGTCTCTGATTAAGTTATTGTAATCAACTGCGTCTTCCCATTCGTTACGGTACAGTAGGTAGTAGTCCAGTAATGTGTCGCTCGGTCGTTCGTATTGTGCAGCCTCGTTAGAGATAACAAGCTGCTTGCTGACTCCCGCTTCTCGGGCAACCCGTACAAGCGTCCAATGCATGTGCTCGCGGATTGCTCGGAGGGGGTTGACTTCCTCCATGAGACAAGAGTAGCATGTGGTTATAGAGACTGTCAAGGCCAATCTGTGAGAGGTTCTAATGGCTGACAAAAATAAAAGCGATAAAGGCAAACCGATCGATTGGACAGGTTGGAGTGGTGATAAAGACAGAATGAGTATTAGCGATCTTCCTACAGAGGAGAAGTCCCGCCTACAGCGCCGGGATATAATGGTCGATCCGAAAATATGGTCGGCTATGGTAGAGTTAGCAGGCCGGCTGAATAAAGATGTAGATATGTACCTGTCAGAGTTAATACAAAATGAACTAAGACGAGTTGGAGTAACATGGTGGGAGGACAGGAACAGTAAAGTGATGAGGGGCATTTTGGAAGAATAAGAAATGGTTTACTAACGAGAGCGGGTACAAATCTAAGGAATGGTTTACTAAGCGATAGCGGGGAAAATCTTACACAAGTACCGTTAAGAAATCGCAAGCGATTTCCTGTTTTTCTCTTGCGACATGCTTCGCATGTGCAAGGCCAACAGACACACACCCTTTAGCCCGCTGACGCGGACTAAAGAACACCCGACATACGTGCTTCGCTACGTATGACGTGTGTATCACTCGCGCTGTTAGCCGACCGACATATGTCTATTATCCCATCCCTCTAAGGCTGCGAACGTGGTCGTAAGTGGGCGGAACGTAGTGCATGCTAGGGACGTGACTTGTACAGGATGGGCTACTTCGTAGACCCATCCTTTTGTACAAGATCACGTTATCATTCTGCATGCTCAAGCAACTCTCTTCAGAAATCTCGTGCTAC